GACCTGCCGCGTGGCGCCAGCACCTGGACATTACGGCTTCGCAAACTGACGCCGGATGCCAACAGCGCAAAAACTGGCGACACCATGACGCTGCAGAGCTATACGGAAGTCATTGACGCCAAGCTGCGTTACCCGAACACCGCGCTGTTATACATCGAGTTCGACTCCAGCCAGTTCAACGGCAGCATCCCGCAGATTTCCTGTGAACCGGCAATGCGCGTGATCCGCGTGCCCGATAATTATGATCCGCTGACACGCGCCTATAACGGCACCTGGACGGGCGGGTTTAAATGGGCGTGGACAGATAACCCGGCGTGGATTTTTTACGACATCGTGGTCGCCGACCGCTTTGGCCTGGGCCACCGGCTGACGGCGGCCAATATCGATAAGTGGACGCTGTACCAGGTGGCACAGTACTGCGATCAACTGGTACCGGACGGAAAAGGCGGAAATGGCCTGGAGCCGCGCTACACCTGCAACGTCTATGTGCAGGACCGCAACGAAGCCTATACCGTGCTGCGCGATTTCGCGGCGATATTCAGGGGCATGACGTACTGGGGCGGTAATCAGATTGTGGCGCTGGCAGACATGCCGCGCGATATTGATTACAGCTACACCCGCGCCAATGTGGTCAACGGGGAATTCGTTTACTCGAGCAGCACGACCAAAACCCGTTACACTACGGCGCTGGTTTCTTATTCCGACCCGGCTAACGGCTACGCCGACGCCATGGAGCCGGTATTTGAACAGCCACTGGTCGCACGCTACGGTTTCAACCAGCTTGAGATGACCGCGATCGGCTGCACCCGGCAGAGTGAAGCAAACCGCAAGGGGCGCTGGGGGATCCTGACCAACAACAAAGACCGCATCGTCACCTTTTCGGTGGGCCTGGACGGCAATATCCCGCAGCCGGGCTATATCATCGCTGTTGCTGACGAAATGCTGTCCGGTAAAGTCACCGGCGGCCGCATCAGTTCGGTTAACGGGCGCGTGATCAACCTCGACCGCATGCCGGATGCCAGGCCGGGCGATCGCCTTATTCTCAATCTTCCTTCCGGCGCGTCACAGGCCAGAACAATCCAGGCGATTAATGGTCAGGCCGTCACGGTCAGTATCGCTTACGGAGAAATACCGCAGGCGGAAAGCGTCTGGGTAGTGGAGTCTGATGAGCTTTATGCCCAGCAGTACCGGGTGGTGAGTGTCAGCGACAATAACGACGGCACTTTTACCATCTCAGGCGCGTTTCACGATCCGGATAAGTATGCCCGCATCGATACCGGTGCCATCATTGACCAGCGTCCGGTAAGCGTGATCCCGCCGGGCAGCCAGTTTGCGCCGGAAAACATCACCATTGGCTCTTACTCTGTGGTGAGTCAGGGCATCAGCATTGAAACGATGCGCGCCAGCTGGAACCCCGCACCGAACGCGATCGCGTATGAAGCGCAGTGGCGCCGCAACGACGGGAACTGGGTGAACGTGCCGCGCAGTTCGACCACGTCGTTTGAAGTGCCGGGCATCTATGCAGGGCGCTACCTGGTGCGCGTCCGCGCCATCAACGCGGCGGAGATATCCAGCGGCTGGGGATACTCTCAGGAGAAAGCGCTGACGGGTAAAGTCGGTAACCCGCCGAAGCCGATTAATTTCGCGGCCACCGGCATTAACTGGGGCATTCGCCTCACCTGGGCTTTTCCGCCCAATACCGAAGACACGCTGAAAACGGAAATTCAGTACACGCCGCGTGATGACCACGCCGATCCGCTTTTGCTGTCGGATGTGCCATATCCACAAATGGATTACACCCAGCTTGGTTTGCGGGCGGGCCAGATTTTCTGGTACCGCGCTCAGCTGGTCGACAAAACGGGCAATGAATCTGGCTGGACCGACTGGATCAGGGGCATGGCTAACGACCAGGCCGCCGATTACCTGGAAGATATTGCCAAAGACCTGCTGACGTCAGAGGACGGGAAGCGCCTGACAGAGCAGATTGATTTCACCCTGGCAGGACAGATGCAGGTCACACTTGCGCAGGTGGAAGGGGCACAGATCCAGTATGAACAGGTGGGACTGGCGCGCGCTGAAATTTCGCAGGCCAGGATTACTATTGCCGATAACGAACGGGCTTTTGCGCAGTACCAGGAGCTTGTGGCCGTTCAGTTTGGCGATGCTGCAGCGGAAATCAGTGAGGTTAAAACCGCACAGGCGACAGCGGATGAGGCGTTTGCCGAATACCGGCTGTCAGTAGCGGCGGATTTTAAAGGCGTTAACAGCAGCATTACCACCATTCAGGAAGCGCAGGCCAGCGCAGAACAGGCCTTTGCCCAGTATCAGCAACAGGTCGCGACGAAATTTGGCGATCAACAGGCCGCCATCAACCAAAAAATGACTGCCTATGCGGACGCAACCACCGCCAATGCAATTTACACCCTGAAAACGGGTGTGAAATACAACGGCAACTACTACGACGCCGGGCTGTCTGTGGCGGTCATCGCTGACGGTTCAGCGGTAAAAACCCGCGTGGCGATTAATGCCGATCAGTTCGTGATGCTGTCGGGGCAGGGCGGCGTCATGTACTCGCCTTTTGCCATCGTTAACGGCCAGGTGTTTCTGAGCTCCGGGTTTATCCAGGACGGAACGATCACGAATGCCAAAATTGGCCAGTACATCCAGTCCAACACATGGGATGGTACCGGCAATGTGGGCTGGCACATTAACAAAAGCGGGTTTGCGTGGCTCGCGGGCGTAACCGTCAGGGGAACCGTTTATGCCGAATCAGGCTCCTTCAGGGGCTCGGTTTATGCGACTGATGGTGAGTTCAGAGGCACTGTCTACGCCAGCGGAGGCAAATTTACAGGGACGGTGGAA